TTATTTTATTAGATTTTCTTCGGCAGAAATATGGTGCCCGGGGCGGGACTTGAACCCGCACAGCCTTACAGCCGAGGGATTTTAAATCAGGCGCTTTTAGAAATTAAATCAACACTATATGCTAGGTTTTCATAATATAGCCTAAAAGTCAGCCCTAAATTATTCAATAACTTAGAGAATGACACTAGGCCATATTATGAAGCTTTTTGCTTAAATTATCGGCCTACAAGCTTCATAAACTGACACTATTTCAGCAGTTACCTTGCCCAGCATGATAATCCCTTCCATGCCCTCTCCATCGATCGTCTCGCCGTCTGAAGTGATAATTCCTGTTTTGAATAATTTACCCAGTTGAGGGAGCTCGCCGAGCTGGAACGCGACTTTATCGCCCGGAACAGGCTTTAGTGATTTGTCGGCCAGTACGAACCCATCATGGGTCTCAATCAGGATCATGTTGTTGCGGTGAGGCATAAGCACGTCGTTCAGGTCGATGCGTCGCTCAATGTAGTCGGACGCTGGTGATGGAAATCCCATAGCTACCTCACGTATCCCATGTTGCGTAACGACCAGGTCTTATTCTCGCTCTCCTCTGTGACCAGCTCGAAAAAGAAGTTTTGGTAACGCCGAATCCACCGATTGCAATCCGCCAGCGTCCACACGTGATTCACGTCATCCAGTCGCTTCTGGAATGCTGCAGTGGTGACAATCTGCCGCCCTCTGCCGTCTTTCGTTATCGCTCCAGTGAACGCTGAATGAATATCGCTCTCTCTCGCCATGATAAATCCTCCTCTGATAGAAACTGTATGGATAAACAGTAATATCGATCAGTAGATTTGATCAAGGCGCGCTGGTACACAGATTTGTAAAGGGTTTGAGCCGAAAGGGATTTTCGGTTGGCTCTTGCGATGGTGAGTGACTAACCTCAAATTACCCATCCCGCAGCCTGCTGAGATTGGCGAGGTACATGTCTGCCCCGTCGCCGGGGCTTTTTTTGACCACTCTTAAGGTTCGCTAAATTTGATTTGTAACCGGTAGCCCCTTGCTACGCATAAAATGTTTGCGCGCTTTTTCTGAAGGTCTTTCGATAACAATGTGAGCAATGATACCAACGATAAACGCCGAAAGGATTAAAACAATGAAGTTTATAAATCCGGAATTTTCAACTGGAAGGGCTCGCATAATATAATTGTAGAGATATATCGAGAAAGAGCATCTGCCAATGAAAGCAAGGAATCCTATAAAGAGATTATCACCTGTTGCTCTGCTTTCCTTTACAGAGAAATACGCCAATACCAAAGAGAACAGGCAAGAAAAAATAATCTCATAAATTCTGGCCTTGTTATCATAAACGCCAAACTCAGAGCAAAGAATGATGAACATGGCGATAGCTATTAACCAAACTATTCCATATAGTGACAGTATGCTGTGAATCAAGACCCTGTGCATATAGCTGAGAACACCAGCCACAAACAGGCACAGGTAAGCTGGGAGTCCAAATGTAAGGATTATGTTGTCAGTGCTTACCGAGACTGCAACCGCCATTGCCAGCGATAGCAAGAAAATCAAAGCTTTCCCTGGTATAGATGACAACAATGCGAAGATGAACGGGAGGAGAATGTAGAACTGCATCTCTGCGGCAAGAGTCCAGTACACACCCGAGATTGAATGCATAGTTTCCTGGAAGAAATTATGAATATATAACAGGTGAGTCAATATATCGAAAGGATCTACTGGCTTAACGACAACTTCGTATTGAGTGATAACAAAATACCAAAAAGCAATGGACGCATAATATGACGGAGCAATCCTCAGAAATCGGTTAATTACGTAGCGAGCGTATACTCTACCACTAAACCCATCAGAGAACTTCCTTTCAGTTGACGCACCCATGCAGAAGCCAGAGATAACAAAAAACATTCCGACTCCAACCCATCCGTTTCCAAAGATATTTCCTAATGAAAACCCATCCTTGTCCATTCCAGGACCACCAAAGGTGGCCCCGAGATGGAAAAGCGTAACCAGAATTATTGAGATAGCCCGAAAGCAATCGATCGCGTTATTTCTCATTTTAATATGCATAGTAGTTTTTTGTTACGCAAAACTACCATAACATTAGCGGAACTTACAAAAGAGTTATGCTGGTTTCTGAGGCCAGCTAATAGCTGTTACGTTTTCAATGTCAACACGGCTCAGTAGCACACGGTACTTCTTCCATAACGGCAGGTCTGTTGCCTCTTTCTCCGTAGCCATTTCCAGATCAACTGCGTCCTGGAGTACTGCAATTTGTTGTGTAGCCTCGCTCATCAACTGATTTTTGTTGATTTGGTTGACAGTTATAACCTCTTGCTTCTGCTGCTCAAGCTGCTGTTCAGTTAGGGGCGGGGCGGTAAATTTCCCCTTAGCATAGGTAAAGCCTATTGAAACATTATCGCTCTCTTCAATTTTCACCGCGCTCACTCCGTCTTCGAAATCCATCTCGACTCCATCCCAAAGGATGAGGTTGACTACCTTCTCCTCTTTTACAAGTGCATATCCAGCCATTACGAATACTCCTGAATGTAAACAATACCATTTTGCCCAGCTGATTCTCCTCCTCCGCCACTTGCAGCCTGATTGCCACCACCACCGGCCCCATAAGCACCAGCAGCGCCACCATCTGAACCCGTGCTACTGCGTCGACCTCCCCCCCAATAAGAAGCCCCACCATCGCCAGAACCGCCGCCAGCGTTACTTGCTACTGCACCATCACTTCCCTGTCCGCCCTGGATATTGATATCTCCACCATTAGCTGATCCACCTGCAGCCCCTGCGTTTGCGGTGCCGTGCACTCCTCCGCCTGCAGAGCACTCAGACCCGAATGAGCTGCCACCACCTGTTGTTGCCGTAGAACTTCCCATGCCCACAGTTACTGCATATGAAGCCTGAGATAACGTCACAAGTTTAATTGCTGTACCTCCAGCGCCACCTCCTCCACCTCGTGGATTCGATGTGCTAAGGCTACCGCCGCCTGCCCCTCCTGCTGCAGTGACATAAACGCGGGCCTTCTTTGCTCCAGCGGAAGGCACATAAGTGCCGCTTGATGTAAATACTTTCTCCCCGATTAAACGGCCAGCACCAAATAGGGATTTGATCGCTGCGGCAAGCTGATTGTTTTTGGATTTATCCAGCGAAATACCAGCACTCTCAATAACGGCTGCGATCTCTTCCTGAACTGAATCAAAGAAATCGGCATCAAGCGCTGTAGGCAGTTCGCCGGTCTGTGGGTTGCCACCAGTAAAGCCATTTTTACCTGCGCCAAATTTATCCACCTGAGCGGTAGACGTGTCGATACGATGCATGTTTACTCCGGATATCTGAAAATTACGTAGGTGTGTGACGGTGCCAGCTTGTTAAGAACGCATTCCGCAGTCGTGTCGCCCCACGTTCTCAGGCTGTCAGTGCTGTTGCTGATCGCGGTCATCGGCGTTATCTGTGTGGCTGAAGGCATGTTCACCTGCCAGTAGTAACGCCAGTCATCGCTATAAAGAGAGTCTGTGCAGTCAGAGAGACACGTGAACTGGCTTTTTTTGTAACGTGTAATAGAGACGCCGGTATAACCAAGCGCTTCAAGCTGAGCCAGATAAAACGCCTCGTTGATGCCGCCAGGCAGATTAAGCTTTGCATCCAGACGCTGGCGGCGCTGCTGGAGAGTCTGAACGCCCGCAGGGGCGCAACTGTCCGGCAGGCCACTTATCTCTTCATAACGATCAATCAGTTCTGTTACCGAGCGGGGATCGATTTCCAGCATAAGCGCATCGCCCCGACCGTGAACTGCAGCCAGTGATGGCGCAAACCCCGTCAGCAGCAAATCGTCGCTGTCCCATGCAGGGCCGCGTGGCAGCAGTGCGCCAAGCATCTGCCGGTACTGCGCCGTTAAGTCCATGAGATTGCCCCCACCACACCTAATTCACCCTTACCAATCGTAATGTCAGCCGAAGGGCTTACCAGTGTGTGGCTGTACTCTCCGGTTGCGATACTGATAGCTTCACTGATGCGTGAGGGTTTCAGCACGCTTTCAGGCCCACCATCACGAAGCATCATTGATCGCAGCTCAGCTTCAACGGCATAGCGCACCGCTGCTGTATCCGGGTTCAGGCGAATCTGGAAATTAACCGTGCGCGGTGTTGCCGCAAACACATAGATATCGGCACCGGCCACGGGTGCCAGCGGTTCGATGTAAGCCTGCACAGCAGACACCGTGGCTGCGTCAGGGATAGGATTAATCAGGTCGCTGTTTGCCACCATAACGCCTACTGTTCCGCGTCCGCTCCAGTGACGGTAAGTCCAGGCGCGGGTAATGCCAGCAACCTCTTTCGCCCACACCTCATAGTCACCATCTGCTCCGCCCTGCGGGGTCCAGTACCAGCGCTCTATTACGCGGGCGCGCCAGATTTCTAAATCTTCGACGTCAGTGCCGCCCTGTATGCTGTCCGCCACACCGGCAGAAGTCAGGCCGGTAATAGGGCTGGTCAGCCGCATGGCAAGACCGTCATCGGTGTTACCGGCTTTGCCTGCTGCATCACAGGTAACAGGCACGCGCAGTACGCCACCCGCTGACTTGGCCGCAGCTGTTGTAGTGAAAGAAGTCAGATCGTCACGCTGGATTGCCACACCAGCAGGAATGGGGATATCGTTCGCAGTAACGTCCCAGCGCACGTAGCCCGCTGCCGCCGTGGCCGCCTTGCGCGGGCAGCGCTTCATATTGGCGTGACGCGTCAGCCAGTCCTCATCCGCAAGGTCAGGCAGCAGGTTGCGGGCCAGATAGTCAATGTAGCCATAGACGGTGTGCACCGCTGCCGCCTGCACTCGCCCGTATACTTCTGCGTCGGTGCGGCGCAGTGCTGCAAGTGTTGAGTCTGCAGCCAGGCGGGTCAGGATATCATTTCGGACGGTGGTGATTAACTGAGGGAGTGTCGGGCGGGTAAATCCACTGTCAGCCATTAAGTTCACTCCATAAATCGTCAAAGGAAAATGCCGTGCGGTTGCCGTCTTTCTGGCTAATAACTATTGAAGCACTGAGCGTGTTAATACCGGTGCGCTCAGCCTTAACGTCCACCCTTACCGCCACGCCGTCATCCACCAGCCACTGAAGCGCCTGGCTGATATATTCCCGCGCCTTGAGCGGGGTTTTATTGGTGAGCGTCGTGCGGCTGAGAAGATAAAGGCGGGAGCCGATGCGGTCATTCTGGACGGTAGGGAAGCTGTCACCCCACCAGCCGTTATCCTGCTCCGGACTGTCGTCAGGCTCAGCCTTACGCCAGGAGAACAGGGAAATGATCACAGCACGGGTCAGAGGATCGGGCGGCCACGTTACGTCACGCTGTACACCGTTAATCACAATAATCATGACGCCACCATTTTCTGCGTTGTCGCATCAGTAGTGCCGCCGCCATCACCGTTCTCTTTATGCGTATGCCCGTTGTAGGTCACTCGCATTGCTGACATCGTCAGGCCGCCTGAGTCGCACTTATCTTTAATTTCACCAGTGGACTCGATGTCCATTTCAAACCGGGCCTTTGGCGCGTTGGTAAAGGTGATCGGCTTGCCTGCGCCATTGACGACAATCCCTGCGCGGGTCAGCGTCACCGACTGTCCCTGATCGTCATATACCGCAACTTCGCCAGGCGTCAGATCTTTGATGCGATAACGACGGTCAGAGACAACCAGCACTACGCCGTGAGACCTGTCGCCGTCAAAGTAGGCGGCCACGGCCTCTGCACCGGTCAGAGGCGCTGCGGTAAACCCGTAGGGCTCCATGTGCTCGATGTCGCTTTTGCCCTCGCCCCCGGCCATTTCAACCTGAAGCATCTGGCACTTTGTGGCCGTGTTGAGTCCGCGAACCACCGCTCGCGCCAGCAGGTTTGACAGCGCACGGCCCATACCTGAAATCGGGTTAGCCATCAGAAATCATCCTCTTCTTTCTTTTTCTTACGCTTGCCTGGCTTCGCAGGTTCCGGAAGGTAAGCATCAGGCGGCCCGACCCGGATTTCGGTCACGGTGCCGTTTTCATCCTGCTGGTAGGTCACCTCGGCGATGACCATCTGTCGGTTGTTAAAGCCGAGAATGGGATCAAAAACGATCACCTGCAGATTAGGCAGCCAGAGTGAGCCGTCACCCTGTCGCCAGCCCTGCACGGTGTAGGTCACCTCATCGGTGCGTGCTGCACGCTGGCGCATCTCAAACTCCGCGCGTGCGCTGCAGGTTGCCGTGGTGGCGTTGCCGGTCTGGCGAATAATCATCGGTCGGTAACGCTTCAGGCCGCCATCGATGGTCTTAGAGCGGATGGCCGTAGTTGTGGCCTCACCAAAGTCGTCGTCGTTACCCTTGCGCTGACCGGACACCTGATAGTCGCTGAACCGGTCCCGGATGCTCTTTTCCGTGTCGCAGGAAAGAATATTTTCACCCAGCACCAGTGCAGTATGTGCCTGCTGACTGCCGATGCCGCCGATTACCAGATTGCCCTGCGCGTTGTCATATGCCAGCGCCTGCTGCAGCCCGAGCATTTTATTAAGCACGTCCATGACCGTTTCGCCCTGGTCGGCCTGAATGCCCTGAAGCGCACCGGATGCGCCGCCTGCATCCACCACCGTGATGCTGAACGGCTTTGCCAGTTCGGCGGCTACCTGCGCCAGCGAACGACCGGCATACTGTGACGGCGTAGCAGAACAGTCGATAAGGTCAGCGGTTTTGCTGCGCCCTGAAATCCCGGTGCTGATGCTACGTGCGTCGTACCGGACCGGCGTAGCCTCAACGTAGCCGGTCAGCACCTTATCGGTGCCTATCAGCACCTCAACCAGATCGCCGTTTTTAATGCGGGTACTGCGCACCGCCTGATCGGTATCGCCGGGCCAGCTGCGGGTAATCTCAACGGTGAAGTCGCGGGCAATACGCTCAATACCTGCGGCGATCCTGACCGAAGTCCAGCCACCCCACTCCTGACCGTTCACACGTAAAATAACTGTGTTGTTCATCGTACCGGAACCCTCAGTGACTGAACCGGCACGAAGCCGGGATGGCGAATGCCGTTACGAGCGGTGATGTCACCGGCACGGGATGCAGAGTCGTACCAGTCGGCGGCCAGTACCAGTGCGGGCGTAACCTGCGAAGGTGTCCGCTCCGTCATGCGCTCGACCTGCTCCAGGCGCGCAGAGATATCGCGGTTAACGTCAGTGCGCACGGTGACCAGCGCCTGGTAAAGTCCGTCATCTGAAACGCGCTCCATCTCAAGGTCAATGGCCTCATTGAGACTGTCACGAACCTGAGCGAGATCATCCCATGAAATGACGGTGCTGTTATCAAGAGAGGTGGTTACGCCGGAAGATGCGGAAACGGTGGCTGTCGCTGTGGTATCAGTATCTGAAGCCGCACTGCCTGAATCAGTCCGTATGTTGCTGACGGCAGGATGCGATACCGCGACTGGCTGCTGCGGGTCCTGCTGGCGCGTGACAGTCCGGTTTGCAGGCTGTGGCAGACTGGTGACCGTTGCGGCCGCCTCGCTGATGGCCGTAATTCGCACCGCCTGCGCAACGTAATTGCGCTGCGTGGTCTGCGCCTGTGCTGTCTTACTGTCGGTTTTCCAGACGCCGCGCGGGGCCAGGCCCGAATCAACCGTGACGCCGGTCAGCCCCTTAATCATAGACATCAGGTCAGAAGTGTTACCCGTCAGCCGCGTTCCGGCGCGCCACATGGTCTGCAGCCGGTTAACAAAGCTCATGCCACTCGACGGCGGGCTGAGCAGCACCGATAAATCGCCCTGTATCAGACGTGATGCGGCGCTGATACCAGAATCAACATACTGAAAGGCGCTGGTTACGGTACTGAACATGCCTGTCGCCTCATCCAGCACACCGTCCTGCAGGAAGTCCGGCAGGCCATCCATACCAAAGGCACCGAACGCCGATGAAATGACATCGTCCAGGAATGAAACAGAAGATGATAATTTCTGCCCGGTTGCCAGCCCCGCGGTCGGGAAAGACAGCTCGCCGCACTCAACGAAGCTGAAGCTGACGCGGCACATGCGACCTTCGCTCTGCAAGTGGCTGACGCGTACAGCATCATCCACGACCACGGTCATTTCACCGTAATAGGGATGCACCAGCGTACAGGAACCCGGCTTCTCGATAGCTTCAATCAGCCGGTTACGCTGCTCAAAGAAGTCATCGCCAATCAGATAGGCCTGCACGCTGAAGCGCCGCGTTGCCCGGCCTAAATCTTCCGCCCACGGTTTATCGCGATTGGGGTATTCATGCACCTGCACACGACGGCCAAAGGTTGCTTCGTCGCCGTCCACCTTAAACGCGATGCCGCGCAGCGAGGCATCCTGCAGATTATCTTTCCAGCTCATGGCCTACTCCGGGCAATAAAAAACCCGCGAACGCGGGTTACTGATCAAATATCAGGATTACAATTTCTAAGCTTAAGCTTTAATTTACCTAATAAGAACATTCTTAAAGGAAAGGTTATGCTTCATACAGTTCACTATCTGACGGATGTAAACGTGGCTTCAGTAAGGCAGTTAATGGAAGTCTGCATGGCGGCGATCAGCAATGCAGAAAAACCCGCAACTGAAATTAAACTTTATATTTCAAGTAAGGGTGGAGACACTGTTGCCGGGTTTACTGCATATAATTTTCTGAAAACTTTGCCGGTTAAGTTGACCACTCACAACCTGAGCAATGTAGAGTCAATTGCCAATGTTATTTTCATGGCTGGCTCGGAAAGAACTGCCAGCCCGCTTTCACGGTTTCTTCTTCATCCTCTCTACTGGGGTTTCGGAACGCCAAACGCAGATCATTTAAGACTCAGAGAGTGGACGTCCTGTCTTGATGATGACCTGGATCGCTTCGTTAAGGTTTTTGACCTCGAGACGCAGGGATTCAATTTCCCTGAGAAGCCTGTGTGGCGTGACCTGATTACTTCCACCACCATAGCCGACCCCGACAGAGCCGGCAGCTTGGGGCTGATTCAAAGGGTGGAGGAGGCAAGGATTCCCGCAGACTGCATTAAGTGGTGGGTAGCAAGCTGACATAGATTTTCTCCAGTAAAAAACCCGCCGAAGCGGGTTAATGTTTATTTCTACTATCGAGTTGATCGGAGATCATCCTCGTTATGCAATAAGGAATAATGACCAGCGAAAGCCCTGCGAGATAAACGGGGATAAGGTCGGGGCTTTCAGCTGTACGATCTCCCATCATAATCAAAATATAAATTGCACCGAAGACTGCTAAAAGTATTGAAATCCCACGTACGAAAATCATAAACAATCACCATAGATAGGCTAAGAAAGCCCAGGTCAAGGCTTGTACTACTTTTTTCCTAGCTCTTATTGGCGCTAAAACGATTATACCCAACATCATAACTAAGCCATGGAGTCGCGCTCCCTGCTGGAGTTGCAACGCGCATGCCAGGCGGCGCATTCTCAAAGTTGACCTTCAGCTCGCCCGCTTGCGGGCGGCCTGCAGAAGATGGCCGTTCCAGTCCCACCTTTGGATCATAACGCCCTTCAGGTATTGGGTTGTCCATTCCCAGAATTTCACGCAGCCTCGGGAAAAAACCGTTATATCCCCGCTCCCGCTCCTGTGACTGCATGCGGTTAACCAGAAACTCACCCTTACTTACACCCTGCGCATTTGCCTGCTTGTCTAAATCCTGCAGCTGCTTCAGGAGTGAGATTGCTATGCCAATCGTAATGGTCATTGCGCCAAACCGGCTGATTGTAGCCAGCAAGCCAGAAAGCGAACTCGCAAGAGTTACTGCCTGCTGAAGAGATCCAATCGTTTTAATGGCGAAAGAACCGGCCATTACCGCACCGATTCCCTCAATAACGGTTTGCCACCCCCCCATTTTCTGAGCGACATTGTCTATCTCAGTCCAGACCTGCTTAATGACCGGGCCAACCTGATCCCAGTTGTTGATTATCAGCAAGGCACCGGCAGCAAGAGCAGCTATAGCCAGTTTGGCAGGCGACAGATTCATTACCATATTAAGCACTCTGAAAGACTGCGAAACGGTACCGACCGCGACACCAACGCCAACCAGAGAGATGGCAAACTTAGCAACCGACCTGACTAGCTCAGGATTATCCCTGACAAACTTTTCTGTCTGCTTTATATAGGGCATGAGAGCTACAACACCCTGTTTGAGTTGTGGCGTAAGGGCATCCCCCAGCGCCAGGCTTACAGCAGTTATGCCATTCTGCATCAGCGTGAGTTTGTTTTCGGTAGTGTCTGCGCGGGAGTCATACTCTTTTTGCATTGAGCCAGCATACTGCTGTGCATCAGCAACCTTACCGAAGTTTTTGCGAAGCAGGTCGAGATTGTTAAGAAGCGGAGCAATAGCCTTTATCGACTCTCTACCGAAAAGCCATTCGAGTGCTTTTGATTTGCTTTCTTCGGGAAGGTTTTTAATCCCCTCAAGCACCTTAAGCATGGTTGCTTTAGAGTCCTTCACCATGCCACTGGCGAGAGACTTAGGCGTCATCCCGATTTTTTTCAGGACCTTTTTAGCATTACCGGTATTGGCATTGGAGAGCGAAAGCATGAAGTTCTGAATGCCGGTACTGGCTACTTCAGACTGGACACCCATCCCTGCGATGGTTGCACCCAGCGCGGCAAGATTTCCCGTTGAAACGTGGTTGACCGCCGCGAGTGAGCCCACGCTTGTGACTATTTCAGAGATTTTAGCTGCGCTGGCAGGGCCGGTATTACCGAGGTAGTTCACCTTGTCCGCCAGTCCGACAACATCTTTCTGCGTCATTTTGAAAGCGGTTCGCCAGGTCGCCATCATCTGACCGGACTCTTCCGCAGTCTGATCAAACGCAATACCCATTTTGGCAGCATCTTCTGCAAACCTGACAAGTTCACCTCGGGCGATGCCAGCCTGACCTGCTGCGGCAACAATCTGACCGATACCGTCTGCCGTGATCGGCAGTTTTGTTGACAGGTCAATAACGTCCTGGCTCATTTTCCTGAAAGCGTCAGCGTTATCCAGACCGTCAACGACCTTGCGGATATCAGCCATTGTTGATTCGAACTTAATGGCCTGATTTACAGGGATAGCCAGCGCACCCAGGATGGATGCGCCAATAGCAGTTGCTCCAACAGCCAGCGAAGAGAATTCCTTCTGAAATCCCTTCAGCTGGCGCTGCATTCCTTTCATCGGGCCGGTGAGCTGGTCAACGGCCGTGATTATGGCTTTTAACTGGAAGCTGTCAGCCATTCTTTATTTCCTCGCTTATACGTACTGCTTCTTCCTCAAGCTCCAGAAAATCGGAAAGAGCTGACCGCTTCAGTTCAAGAGGGTTTATTCGCCAGAAGTGAGCGACGTTGTAACATCGCTGCCGGAGATTTCTCCCGCTCCCGAGCCGGTAAAAAAACCCAGAATCGTCATTGAGGCTTTGAAAATATCAATCTTCGCCATCTGGCTGGCAGATGATCGCGGAATCCCGGCCAGTACCGGGATATAGCGCAGCGATACCGAGCTATCGATTTTGATATTGCCTTCAGAGCCAATGGTAAAAGGAAAACCGACTTGCTCAATCTCATCGAAAGATGGCTCACGCAGTTCCAGCACATGGATAGTTTCACCATGTGCCGTAATAGATTTTGAAAGCTGAAGTTCACTCACTGGAAGAATCCTTCTGTGCCGTGGAATTCGAGGTCAACCGTACCCTCTTCCGGGTTGTAATTGGCCTCACCAAACAGAAAAGCTTCAGACAGCACGTACACCATGCCGTTAGCCATTTCCGAAGTAATGGTCATTTGGTCTGAGTCAGTCAGTTTGCTGATCGGGAAGTTTTTAGGCACTTTAAAAGCGCCTTTTGTGTACGGCGCTCGGTGCGTCTCTTTGTAATCCACGTCACCGGCCAGGCCGATCACGTCATCGCGCACCTTGGTGTTCATCGGCACCTCAATGCCGCCGCTCAGCGACAACTGCTGGCCATCCACCTTGAAATACGTTGTACCCGCAATCTTTGCCATTACGCGGTCTCCTCGCTGTATTGCAGACGGAACTGATTAAGCAGCGCAAAGACGCGCAGCTGGTTGACGTAATCCGGCGGGAACAGGACATCCACGCGGGTCGGGTCGCTTACGTTGCGCTCTACCACAAGATGCTGCTTGAAGAGATCGAAGTTCTCCACGATCCCCGCCCGCTCCATCGTGCGATAGCTGGCGCACATCTCACCCTTCAGCACTGCAGGCGTCACTATGGCCTGACCCGGACCGAAGCGCGTGCCGTCATTCGCGAGCTTATGGCGTGGGTACTTACTGGTGATGATACTTTTCAGCTGGCGGATAACGTAAGCGCTGGTATGCAGCGTTTCACTGTCCAGGTAGCTATTGTCCGCCACGCCATAGGCGTTTTTCTGATAGGTGGTAATGTCGCGCTGAATGCGCAGCACGCCGCTTTCAGCGTAGGCCGTGGCAATACCGTGCTTCAGCAGCGACTGCTGTTCAGTCAGGGTAAAACGGCTGCCTGCCGGTGCAGGTAATGCGCCGTTCAGCTCACCGGTCTGAGTCGGTCTGGCCGGGTCATTGCGGATAAATACCGCATTACGGGCGGTACGCAGCGCGACCAGCTCATCTGCTGCTGTCTGAACAGCAGGCTCATAACCGGCAACTGTAATATGCTGGTTGTTCATGGTGTCGCCGAAGGCCACCAGGTCAGAGAGTGTGCTGATTTTTGCGGTGTAGACGTGACCGTAAAGCTGTCGTGCATAGCCCCAGCGCCCGGACGAATCGTTCATTTCCAGCGCCAGCGTTGCCAGCGAGGCGGAATCACTGAACGGCGTGCCGATGAAGTCAAACGGCTCATCGCCCATCGCGGCCACGGTTGCAGTCAGTGACGGTGAACCCGCACCGCCTGCCATCGCAGCAATCACTGCGTTAACCCCGTCAGGCGTGGTTTCGCTCCCTACGGTGCCGTAGTAGTTCAGCGCCAGAGGAATGCTGTTGCCGGTAAGCCCCTTGTGGCGGGCAGTGAGCGTCACCACACCAGCTGCTGCTGCTGCTGTCACGGGAAGGTCTGCGTTAGCGTTAATTGCGGCTGCAAGTGTGGCGGACACTGCTGCAGGGGCATCGCCGGTTACCACAGCGGCCTGAACGCGTACCGCGCCAATATAAAGGCTCAGCGAACCTGACGCCTGTGCGTTGCCGGTTAGCGTCACAGTCCCTTTGGCGGCCTCGCCATCAGGCTCAGTTACCGCGATAACCCACAGCTCACC